TTCGTACCCTGTGTACCTTGCGTTCCAGTAATGCCCTGAATAACCTGAGTTCATTGTATTCCCTGCGTTCCATGTGTTCCTTGAATACCTTGAGTGCCTTGTAAGCCCTGAACACCTTGAGTTCCTTGTACACCTTGAAGACCTTGAGTGCCTTGAACACCCTGAACACCTTGTAAAGCAGCAGTCGCAATGGGAATCCAACTAACTCCGATACCAGTTGAAATTAAAACAGAAGTTGCGGCACCTACCTGATTATTTCTATCGTAGAGAGCCCCAGTCAAATTAAGTGCTGGAATTGTTGAGATTCCAGTATGGTCTGTTATAGTTAGATTTTTTGCTTCAATACCACTAGAATGAATTCTTGTGCTTCCAATTTGATACTCATTGGTCGTAATCGTGACCGCCGTACCTACATTTATACCGTTCTTGACTCTAAAATTTTGATCCGCCACAGGTTCACTATCCCCCGTTGGTTTTTAGGTATTTATCAAACTTTGATGCCGTTAAATGTAACCTTGAAGTTTGTGGTAGAAGCACTAGTTGGTGTGGCAAGTAATCTAATATTTCCACCAGAAATATCAACAGTGTAAGTAGAAACTCCAACATTATTAAAGATTGAACCATATTCAGTATGATAAGCAGTTGTTCCATCATGTACAACAAGAGTATCTTTTGTCGTATCTACCGTAACCTCGCCTTCAGCGCCTGTAAAAGTGCTGTGTTGAGTTGTAGTGCCACGCCGAAGTTTAAGTGTAGTAGCCATTAAAAATCCTTGTTAAGAAATTGATCCACAATCAAAAGTACCTGTAACAGTTAAATCTGTAAATGTTCCTGCTGCGGCAGTGGATCCACCAATAGTTGTTCCATTGATTAACCCTCCAGTGATTGTAACGCTAGAAGCTGCTTGGGTAGCAATAGACCCTAAACCTAGTGAGGTACGCCCTGTAGCTGCATCTAAGCCTGAAGAACCACCATCCCACTTAAGACGATCAGTAAAGGCAGTGTCCCAGTTAGTTTGGGAGGTAGTGGTTGGAATTGAATACCCAGCGGTATAGGAAATTGCTAAGGTTCCTACTCCTATTACTGGACTTCCAGCTACAGAAAGACCTGTGGGAGTACTTAGCCCAACTGAAGTTACTGTTCCAACCGCAATATCACCTGAGCCAAGGAGGCTTGTACTGTTTACAGTCTTAATATTTGTTCCGCTTACGAGTGTCTCTTGGGCAACAAGATTGGTCCTTGCTCCAGAAGCAGTAGTAGCCCCAGTTCCTCCGTTTGCTATAGGCAAGGTTCCCGTAATGTCTGCCGTAGAGATGTCTAAGTCATCCCAAGATGTGCTGGTCCCATTAGACTTAAGGTACTTGTTGTTGGCAGACGCTTGCGAAGGTAACAAAGCATTTAATGCGTTGTTAGCTGTAGTCTGACCAGTTCCGCCTTGAGAAATAGAAAGAGCAGTTGTTAGGCCAGACAACGAAGTAATGTCTGAGTTAGCCCCGGAGTTTGCCTTAGAAGCAATTGTGTTGATATTGTCAGCTACTAGTTGAATATCTAATACGTTATCAGCCAGTAATTGAATATCTGCTAGATTATCATAGACCGTTGGGATGTAGCCATTCGGGGAGCCGCTTGGTCCAGTGGATCCCTCAATTACACTTCCTAAGTCATAATCAAAACCAGTGCCTGCTAAATCAGCACCAAGGACTAATACCGATGAATCGTTAACTATTGCCTCTACATTGTTCTCAGAGGTTTGCGCCGCAGTTGCCGAGGCAGAGGCTGTGGAGGCTGACGTAGCAGCATTGGAGGCTGACGTAGAAGCAGAAGAGGCTGAACTAGATGCTGAAGAAGCACTAGAAGAGGCGTTTGATGCCGAAGTTGCTGCTGATGAGGCACTTGAAGAAGCGTTAGAAGCTGACGTAGACGCAGCGGATTCAGAAGCTGCTGCATTTGCAGCCGAAGTAAATGCGTTTGCAGCCGAATTAGATGCGTTTGTAGCTGAGGTTGCTGCTGAAGATGCTGAATTAGATGCGTTAGTAGCTGCTGTAGTTGCTGTAGAAGCTGAAGAAGCAGCATTAGTTTGAGAAAGTCCAGCATTAATTGCTGCTGTTGCGGCAGTAGAGGCGCTAGTAGCAGCATCAGCCGCAGACTGTACGGCTAAAGTAGCGGCATTGGCTGCATCTGCTGTTGCATCACCGGGACCACCGGGACCACGATATATCGCCAAGGTTTATTCTCCATTAGTTTTACTCAGTAGACTAAAGAAATCCACTTAGTAAAACTCCCCAGCCCTTGTGAGGCTGAGGAGAGCCATTAGCTTATAAGCTATCAGGCAGGAACTGCGAGAGCAACAGCAGAGCCATCACGCAACTCAGCAACACCGTATAGCATATCGCTGGTAAACAGAGTACCAAGATACTCTTGTTTGTACTGGGTCTGCGAGCGAACACCCATCTGCTCAGCTAACACAAATGCATCTTTGTGTGCTAACAAGCAGATACGGTCTGTGCCAGAACCACCAGCAGCAGTGTCAGCGTTGGTGCTTACAAATACTTTAACACCAAACACGTCACCGATTTGACCGTTACGGATTGTGTTAGCGGAACCAGCTTCGCCAACAAAAGCCTGCTCGGTGAAACGCTGAATGCTCATCAACGTGTTGCGGCTTGACGGAGGAACAATCAGGAAACGATCCGTCATCGGAACATCTTCATCATCAAGACGCTGGATGGAACGGCGAATACCTGCCTCACCAAGAGCAGCAGCGTTAGACGTGCTGGAGTTGTACACCGTTGCGCCAGTCGAACCAATGAAAGCATTCGTGCTTGAAGCAGCAGTAGCGTAGTCATTCGTACCAATGGTAGCACCATTAACACCACGACCAAGCTGAACCAAGTCGATATCAACACGCTTAGCTAGGGCATAACCAGCATCGTCCGTGTAGAAGCGGCGCAGCGAAGAGAGAGCCTGAACTTCGACAATATCTTCGATCAAACGGCTGTACTCATAGTGCTTGTTGACGTTAACAAGAACTTCAGTCTCAGTTGCAGCAATCAGAGTTACCTGACTGGATGCAGCTTTGAGCGCAGCGTCACCACGGGTGGGTTTAGGAATGTGAAGGACATCACCCTTCTTGCCTTTGAAAGACATTTTCGAGAACAGGTTAGCAGCAACCAAGTTCTTTTTGTAAGCAGCGATGATTTCATCAGACCAAATCTCAGGGATAAATTTATCCGCTGTCGTTTTTGTTACGTGATCAGTACCAAGAGCCATTTTAAATCTCCTAAATGATTAAGTTTATTTAACTCGACCCTGAGCGTATGCAGCCATAATTTCATCTTGTAGCTGGTAATAACGATCTGGGTCTTCCAGTTGTAAACGGATTAGATCCGCTCTTCGATAGACCTTTGCAGAAGTAGCACCAGTATTAGAGCCAACATCTACAGTAGCTGATTTAACTGCTGCTTTCTGTGCCGCTTTAATCTCTGGCGCAGGAGCAGGAGCTGAAGGAGCTACCGATTTAGGTTTAACATAATTCCAATTACTAAGAAGTTCTGCTGCAGAATCATAATCCAGATTTGCATCAGCCGCTGCGTATAAACGCAAACGAACTGGAGAGGCTTTTACCCACTCAGCAAATGCTGGGTCTCCTACAGTAGACTCAAAGTCAGGGAACTCTGTCTTAAGCCTATTTAATGTTTGCATCCTTTTAATCTCAGCGGTCTGTTCTCTGGCCTCTTTGACTGCAGGATGATTCTCTACTGCTCTGTGTACTGCCTTCTTCGGATCTTCAAAGAAATCGATCTCGTCTTCTTTTGTGACCTCAACTTCTTTCTTATTGTCGAGTTGTCGCTTGATTAGTTCATCTGCAAGCTTACGTACTTCACCAACTTCTTGGGCTTGTCTACCAATAAGCTTCTCAGCCTCTTGGTGCATCTTAATAATTTCATCAAGACCCTTGCCCTTGTACTTGGTGGGAAGATTCTCCTCTGCAGGAGCCGCTTCCTGTACGGTTTCAGTCTGAGGTTCTTCAGCTACTTGCTGAGTCTCTTGCTGAGTAATATCACTTGCTTCAAATAACTCTTCTTGCGTTTCGGTAAAAGTTGCTGCCACATTATCCTCCTGTCCACAACGGATTCTAGGAACTTTAAAATGTCACTTGGAATCAGGCTTGCTGTTTCTTGTAAGCGACTCTAGTTGCTTCTTCGTGTTTTCTAGCCCACGCTTCATGTGCTGAAGGAAACGCACCTGTGATGCCCTCCAGACTGATACGGGGTGACGAGATAATACGAGAAGCTTCATTGCGACAATGCGGACACTCTATAGAGCGTATCTCATCATCGACCAATTTTTCGGTGAGGTGGTCTTTAACGCACCTGAACTCAAATATCCGTTTCATCTGTTAACTCCCTATAGGCTTCTTCCGAAGTTTGCTTAAGGTTTATTACCCAGTTTAGGATATCTAACTGTCCTTTGGCGTAGTGTAAGTCCTCCACACTCGTCAATCTTTCGATCTTGTTGTAGGCATCCAGCATTTTCTGGCTGTCTTCAATCAGATCTTTCCATCCTTTTGAGGCCATCATGTCAAACCTAGCCTCATAGTATTCCTGAATGTCTTTATCCACAGTTTCTCCTATCTAGGACTGTGTTGTATTTCTACAACATATAATCTATTATACCATACTTTTTAGTATTTGTCAAGTACTTATTGAACTTTTCTTTTCATTTGGGCTTCGACAATGTTTTCCTTAGTTTCAATCTCCCGTTCCTTAAGGATAAGTTCAGCTATCTTAGCTCTGCGTTCAAACTCTCCTTGAGAAGATCCATCTAAGTTAGTAGCCACTGACTGAATTACTTTAGTTCGTAGTTCTTCTGGCATTAACTCTGTCTCAACCATAGTCTTCTGGGCTTTTGCCATAGACTGCTGGGCATCAGCTTGAGACTCAGCAGCTCTGGCGTTAAGCTCGTTAATCTGAGCCTGTACCAACTGAATCTGTGCCTGCATCTGCGCCTGCTGCATAGCCTGTGCTTCTGGGTTAGGCTGGTTCATTTGGTCTAGGGCTGCTGCCAACTCTTCCTTATTAGATAGACTGGAACCTTTAATGATGCCTTTTAAGACCAATGGAAGTACAGGGCTGTCAGGACCAAGGGTTTGGAGTAACCCAATAAACTGTTGCTGCTCATACTCCCTAGCTACCATACCAAGGGTGGAGGCAGGGGTGAATCTGAAGTCCTTAGATGGGTAACGCTCTGGATCAAACTGCATATAGCGATAGGCTACCTTCTTAATCATCGGAATTAAGAAGTCATCTTGGAAGTTCATCAGAGCCTGTTTGTTCTTCTTGATGATAGAAGACATAGCCAAAGACATAGAAGCACCGCCAGCATCGCCTTGAGCCACAGAGCGAGTCATAGCCTGACTGTCTAGGGTTCCTGTAGCCTGCAGGAGCATCACCTCAAACTCTTTAGCAGTAGAGATGTTGCCTGCATCAGTAGATCCAAACTTAAATGGAAACAGAATCTCGTTAGGATTACCGTTGGTAAGCAGTGTCTTTCCGGGCTGAACCTTATAAGATACGCCACGAGGTAACCTTGTAGCATCTGCTGCCATCATAGGAGCCGTAGTCAGTGCTAGAGAGTCCAGATGACTACGGAGCTGGGCATCAATAGCTTTCTGCATATTGTAGCCCTTTTGCACAGTTCCCATACCTACTAACCTACCCGATACCTTCTCAGGTACGTAGGTCACAATAGGACGGTCTTTCATCATGTATGGGTTAGCTTCTGCTTTGAGCAGGTACTGGTTGTTAGCAATAACAACTACAGCCTCCACCATGTCTGCGTATTTGTCTGCATCGCTGTCCTCTGGGAACAGGTCAGCTACCTCACCACCTTCGTTCTCTAGATCCTCTAGGTACTCACGAGGAACTAACCCGTAGTAGCGAAGGACTCGCACCTTATCTTCTTGGTATAGTGTGTCCAGTTGATTTGGGATGAGATCAGCATCACTAAACTCAGGACCAATATTAACTTTTCTGTAGATCCCATCTTCAATCCCTTTAACTACTTTAAAGAGGCTAGTGTACTCTTCAACAGCTATGCCAAGGCTATCATCAACTGTCTCAGAGTTTGGGTCCCAAACAAAGTTACGAGGATGCACTGACTTAACTGGAACAGATACACGATCTACTTCCATTACACCAATAGCAGCAGCTTGTCCGTTAGGTAGTGGCTGCATTGCTGGCTGCAACTCAACTGTAGATTTAATCTGAATTTCAGCAACACCAAGACCAAAGATTTCAGCATTACGGTTTACTTCTGCCCAGACCTTGTCTACCTTGTCTTTCTTTAAGTCATCGTGAAGTTGGCGCTTAACCATCTCAACATCCATCTCTTCTTGGTCAGCAGCGTCATCCTCTAGCTCAAAGAACTCACCACGCCCTGTGGTAGCCTCAATGATCTCTGAGGTCTTGTTCTCCACTGCCTGACGAATAGCTGGGGACACAAGCCTGCTGCGCTCTGAGTCACGAGTCTTGTCCTCGTCAGACCATACGCCGTAGTAAAGGCGCTCGTACTCGTCCCACTTAGCCTGATAGTTATTATCACGGTGTTCTTTCCACCGATCACAATGATCAATAATAAAGGCTACTAGCTCTTTATCTGATTCAGATACTGGGTCTTCTTGAAAGTCGGCCATTAGATAGTCCTTTCAATTGGCTCTTTATAACTTAAATCTTCTACGCCTGTTTCATTACGGATGTCAACTACGTTACCTTGTTGGTCTGTTAACTGTGCAGGAGTTATTCCATACTTCTTAGAAAAAGGATCTTGAGCTAAAGTCTGAAGTACATTCTTTCCTTTAGCTTTGTTTTCGCTTTTCATGCCTAGAGTCTTTGCAACCTCATCATACTTAGGCTCTGAATATCTAAAAGATACGTTACGAGCCTCAGCCTCACCAGCAAGTTTTAAGTATTTAACAAAAGCTTCTTCAACTTCTTTGTCGGTAGGAGTAGCAATATCTCTTAGGAACTGCTGCCTGCTACCACCTTGTGAGAACTTCTCAAACTTTTGAATAGCGTGTTGGGTTTCATGGAGTAAGTCAGATACAGCACCAATAGGATCTTCATCAATTAGAGAGGCGCTGTTAAGATTCATATCAATCTCACCAGTTTTAACATTAAACCCACCAACCTCAGTCTCTTTACCACGATAAAAATTAACAGGCGTATCTCTAAGCTCAGGATAGAAATTGTAGAACTTGTCGTGTTTGAGTAGGTCACCCATTAGGACAGGTTGTCCGGGCTTTAACTCTGAGAAGGGGATAAGGAAATCAGCCGAAGAATCGTCAATCTCATACTTAGGGCTTCCGTTCTCATCAAAGTAAAAACCAGTGCGTGCTAGGATGTCTTCGTTAGCCTCGCCCTTTTTAAACATCTTGTTAGCTAGAACCAGATTGCTACGCATATTTGCAGCCATCTCAGGTTCTAGGGTATCTTCTAGTGAGGCTAATCCTCTTGATCCACCAATTAGTTCTGGATCACGCAAAACAGCAGGCATCTCTTCAAAATCAAATAAGCCTCTCTTAATCTTACCAGAGGCAGACTCTAGGAGTTCTTCTGGAACCCCTACCAATCCCTTGAACATTGTAGCTATAGCCATGTTAGTATCCTGATACTGTGTCTAAAGGTTCGTACTCGTCATCTTCCATCATGTCTGTAAACTCTGTAATACCAATCTGATCGATATAAGCCAAGGCATCAATCAAGTCATCATGAACTGCAGTATTGGGAAAGTTAAGGAGTTGGTCTACGAACTGCTTGTTCCAATCGCCTCTAACTAACTTAATCCTTCCATGCTCGAAGCGACCCTGTAAAGCCCATACTATACGGTCCGTCTTCTTCTTGTTCCCATGTGTCAGTTCTGTCACTGAGATGAAAAACGACTTCTTCTTCATCAAGTCTTGTAGGTACGGGAGTACGGCGTTCCGTGCCATTCCCCGCTCTATACCTACTAGCCGCACATCGTAACTTCTTGCTGTTTCTAATATTTTGTTGGCGGTTTCTTTGATATCCCATCGTCCAAACACTATAGTATCTACAAACCATCCATCTAGAGTAACCTTAACCACAGCTATTGCAGATTCATCTAGATGCTTCTTTTTGTTACTAGCCTGCTTGCTTACATCTTCAAAACCAGCCAAGTCCACAGCAATATAGTACTGCCCATCGTTAGGAACATCATCATCGTCAACATAGTGTATCCACTCATCCTTGAAGAGGTCCGAGGAGGCGGCCTCGAAACTAGCAAGGTATTCCTGTCTAAAACTGAAGGAAGACATTGACTTCTTTGCAGCCTCAATCTCTTTAGGATCGAGTAGAGGGTTATCAAAAGAA